CCGACCAAGAAAACAAAGAACCAAGCGCAGAAATAATTCAAGGGCCCTGGTCAAAAACAAAAAGAAAAATTCGGCTTCCTGACCCAGACGCACTTGAACTTCAAGAAAATATAGCCTTTGCTGAAGAATTGACGCGAACTGTTATTGTTCAAATGATTCATACTATAGGTGAAAATAAAATTAATGTTGGTAATAAAGATTTTATTCGTGATGTAGGACTTTTAATTGAATTTGTAAAAGGAACTATATATAGAACTATGGGACTTCCTCATGTAACACAAAAAATATTTGAAAGTTTTGTAGAAGTTACAGTTGATCCTGATAATAATATTCATAGTGAAGTTAATTCAGATTTATTGATGAAATTTTTTGAATTGTGTAAAGAAAATAATAATGACGGATGATGATAAAAAATTACTGATAAACCCTGAGTTTAAGGCCTTCAACACCGTCGGCGCTGCTGATACATATAATGGCCGTGAATTTTTTATGCCATTTAGTCCTATAATTATGCAATCAACAGCTCCCAAAAAATTTATAGACATTATCAATAGAGTTGGTGATGATGTATTAAATGATGATAAAAAGAGCGAACAATGGGATTGGTCAAACAATCTTGTTGGTAAAGTTCATAAAGAAATTCAAATTCCAATATCAAATAAAGAAGAAAAAAAATATTTAGCAAATATTATGAAACAGGCTTGTTTGGATTTTCTTAATTATAGTATAAAAAAACACCGAGCATATGCTTGGAATAAATTGGTTGCTGGTCAGAAAATGATTGATGGCAAAAAAATTGAAAAACCAACACTAAAAAATATACACTTAACTCAAAGTTGGATTGTTAGTCAATATGCAGGGGATTATAATCCTTGGCACAAACATAGTGGAAATTTCTCAGGAGTTGTATATCTTAAGCTTCCGAAAGATATGAATAAAGAAATTATGGAAGATTATCAAGATCATTATCCCTCAAATGGTTTAATTGAATTTATGTATGGAGAGTCTTGTGATTTCAGAAGTGATTCTCTTAAATTTAATCCAAAAGTTGGCAAATTTTTCTTATTTCCATCATATCTAAAACACTTTGTATATCCTTTTCATGTTAAAGGTGAAAGAAGGAGTATGAGTTTTAATGCTCATATGGTGGTTGAATAATGATTTTAGTTGATATGAATCAGATTGCTATGGCAAGCATAATGATGCATTTGCATATGAATAAGTCAGAAGAAATTGATGAGAGAATGGTGAGGCATATGATTCTCAATTCTCTTCGTATGTATCGTACACGATTTTCATCAGAGTTTGGTGAATTAGTTTTATGTTATGACTCCAAACATTATTGGCGGCGTGATTATTTTCCACAATATAAATTTGGAAGAAAAAAGAGTAGAGAAAAATCTGGCCATGATTGGACCGCAATTTTTTCTTGTCTTAACCAAATAAAAGATGAATTTAAAGAAAATATGCCTTATAAGTTTTTAGAGGTATATGGTGCCGAAGCTGATGATATTATAGGAACACTTTGTTCAGAATATTCAGATGAGATAATGATACTTTCTGGAGATAAAGATTTTATTCAGCTTCAAAAATATCCTAATGTAAAACAATATAGTCCAATTACTAAAAATATGATAAATGGTAAAAGTCCTGATAATTTTCTTAAAGAACATATTTTCAGAGGTGATACCAGTGATGGAATTCCTAATGTATTATCGCCCGACAATACATTTACAGATGGACTAAGGCAAAAACCTTTAGGTAAAAAGAAAATTTCATCATGGATAGAACATCATTTTGAAGATGTCGCTCCAAATGATGAAGTAAAAAGAAACTATCAAAGAAATCGTAAATTGATTGATTTAACATATACACCGAAAGAACTTTCTATGGAGATAATAAATACATATAAAGAAGCTCCATATAATGATCGTAGCAAACTACTAAATTACTTTATACAAAAGAGATTAAAGAATCTCACTGAATCTATAGGAGAATTTTAAAATGGATTTACTAATATCAGAAATCTTGGAAAAGGTTTCAAAAGTCAAGACTAAGCAGGATAAGGTTGAACTTCTACGAGAATATGATCACGATGCATTGCGAATGGTGATTAAATCTTCTTTTGATCCGAAAATTGAATGGGCTCTTCCTAAAGGAGAGGTTCCATATGTTCGTAATGATGCACCAGCTGGAACAGAACATACTTCTCTTTCATATGAATCTCGTAAGTTATATCATTTTATTCGTGGTGGGGATAATCAGATCAATCAAAACAAACGTGAATCAATGTTTGTTCAGTTGTTGGAGGGCTTACATGAGAGTGAAGCAGCGATTCTTATCGCTGCAAAAGACAAGAAATTGCATCAGTTGTACAAAGGACTCTCTGCCCCAGTGGTCAAGGAGGCCTTCAACTGGAATGATGAATTTATGATTATTGAGGATGATCATCATGTTTATCACCCAGCTAGTCGGTCAGCCTCAGGTGTCGATGGATAAGTTATTGATATTATTGACTTTTTTAAAATCGTTTAGAATCAATGACTTAGAAGATTTTTGAATTTTTTTTTCAAAATCGTTTAGAATCAATGACTTAGACATTAAGAAAGTTGTTGACAAAACCTTTTCCGTATGGTAGAATAAGACATAATCGGAAAAGGAGATGATTGTGCATTGGGAAATTAGAAATACTAAAACGGATGATGTTGTCACCACAGAAATGTGCCCTGGCAATGCTGCTGAGCATTGCATGATCCTTAATGAAATTAAGGGTGAAGGCTCCTTTAAAGTTGTTGAAATAGATGAGGTAGAAGGAGCCTAACCTTGACAGAATTTGTTAATACCCCTGCTGAAACTCTTGAAGATGGTATCTCCAAGATGTTTTCTGCGATGATTAAAGATTACGGGGCATTTATGCCTTCTGATTCTGAAATCAAAATCAGAATGAATGAAGAGTATGTAGATGGATTGACCTTCAAGCGGGGGTCAAAATACATCAAGGTTATCTCTAGGGATAGCGTTTCTTCTTTCATCGTCGCTACTGAGAATGATAAGAAGTTTAAGACGGGGGATATCTTGAAGCCAGCTGGTTGGGCTGCTCCCGCTCGAAATTTTGCGCGAGGAAATGTTCTTGAAGGTGGGTATCCAATCAATTGGACCGGCCCGTATCTCTAATGCTTATTCACATCAAGGGTTCAAACAAAATGACTCGTAGGTTAGTAAAAACTGCGGCTTGGTGGTATGCTGAGAAGTTGATGGGGAAGAGACTCATCGTTGGTTTGGAAATTAATATTAACCTCAATAAAACTCTGCTTAGTAAAGATGGTAGCGAAGGAACTGCGATTTGGGAAGACGACAGCGTTCGACCCAAAGAATTTACTATCACTCTGGATTCTAGTTGTACTATTCGTAATATTCTTATCACTCTCGCACATGAGATGGTTCATATCAAGCAATGGGCGAAGGGTGAAATGTACGAGTATACGGTGCCGAATATGGTTCGCTTTAATAAGACCAAGTTTAATATGGCCGATATCAACTATTGGGACTATCCTTGGGAAATCGAAGCTTTTGGCCGCCAACTAGGTTTGTTTGTTCGGTTTTGTGAAGCTCAGGGCATATCAGATCATAAAGCTATGCACGAATCTGCATGATGACAGATAAAATGCAAGATTTAGAACAACATATTATGGAATGTTGGCAGTTGGTAGATGATGTTAAATTGTTATATGAACAAGTTATGGATAAGGATTTGAATGAAGATCAAGATAAATTATCAAATGCTTTACTAGGATTATACACAATATACGGAATGAAGTTTGAACGAGCGTTTAATACTTATGAAGAAGCTCTAAAACACCACTACAAGAAGGTTGATTAAGATGAACATTTTTTACCTTGATAAAGACCCAGAGATTGCGGCTACAATGATGTGCGACAAGCACGTTGTCAAGATGATACTGGAGAGTGCCCAGATGCTCTCTACCGCTCATCGTGTATGTGGTGGTGGTGGTCGTGCGTGGATAGAAAAAGTAGGATTATATAAGATGGCTCACAGGAACCATCCTAGCACTATGTGGGTTCGTTATTCATTCGATCATTATATGTGGTTATATGAACATATGGTTGCTCTTATGAAAGAGTATACATATCGGTATGGTAAACATCATGCGACAGAACGATTATTAGAACCATTGAGTAATGTTCCAGCCATTTATCGAACTGGATTCACTGATCCCCCACAATGTATGCCTGATTATTGTAAGAATGATGATGCTGTGTCTGCATATCAAAATTACTATATATTAAAGAAGTCAGATTTTGCAACGTGGAAACGTCGAGATAAGCCGGAGTGGTTCAATGACCAAAAAATGGAACAGATTTAATGGAATGGCGCCAACATCATCGTATAATAATCGTCAAAGAAGTTTTTGGCATCCGCCGATTTTGAATGTTAAAAATTCGACAGAGGAGGAAGTTTCTGAAGAAAAATCTAATGACGAACCAGAACAATTGGAGATAGATTTATAATGCCAACATATACATTTATAGATAATAACACGGGATTAACCTATGATGAATTCATGGGTATGAGTGAGAGAGAAAAATATCTTAAAGATAATCCTCATATCAGTCAAGTACCAGTAATGT